GTTACCGGCTATGGCAGTATGCATGCTGATCGGAATGGCGAGTTCGTCCTCGGGGGCTCTCAAGGCCCTTGGAGCGTTAAAGAGAAGGCGAAATGCCGGATCGACGCCATAATTTCGATCCCTGAGTTGCGTCAAGCAAATCAGTGGAACCTAATAAACCCCTTAAGTGTGGCTTGGGAGGTAATGCCCTGGTCCTTCGCTGTCGATTGGTTCATTCCAGTCGGCAACGTTCTTGAGGCTACTACCGCTTCGGCGGGCTTACAGTTCCTTAGTGGAAGCGTGTCGCAGGTGCGTGAAACACACCAGACGATTAAATTCGTCGCGACAGGTGGGTATACTATTGTCGAGGATGGTGAGATTACGATCGAGAAACTGCAAATGCGCAGATACCCGATCTATGATTTTCCGGATCCGGCGTTTTATGCCAAAACCTCAAATCCTTTCACGTCAACCCACTCCAAAAACGCTCTTGCGCTATGGAGACAGCTGCCCGGCCTGCGATAGGCTTGGCTCCTCGGATGGTCACATAGGCTATCCTTTCGTGCATGACAATCTCGTCGTGTACATCAAGTAGGACACAATATATGCCTCAACTTGCAAACCTAGTCCTCACGGACAGGGCCGGCACACCGGTGAACCACACTTTTGTCCCTCGGGACATTGTGGGGAACGTCGCGACTGTCGTTGAATCCACCGGAGTTCCGGTGGGTGATAAGCGGGTAACGCTGTCACTTCGTAACACGGGAAACGGCAATTACGTCGTAACCCTCAAGCTGGTTTTCCCAGTCGTCAATGACCAGACTATCAATGGCGTAACCACGCCAGTAGTGGTCCGGACCGCGTATGCGGACCTTGAGCTTAAGTTCAGTGCGACAAGCACCGAGCAGGAGCGCAAGGACATGATTGGTCAACTTTATTCGGCACTTGATGCCGGTAAGTGGACCAATGACGTGTTCACGAAGCTTCAGGGTGTCTATTAAGACCGTGAGGTCCCAACGACACAGTGGTGGTAACCGAGATCTCGTGCTATTGAGCTTCGGCCTGATGGTTATGGTTTTCGGTCTTATCCTCGCTTTCCTGATGGTTGTGTACAGTCGTACGCAACTACCTCAAACTGTAAGGATACCTACATATGAGCAGCACTCATCGACGAGCGCACAAACCGTGCGCGAATCAACGAGTACCCGACTCGATAACAACCGAGTTCGTCAGCAGGATCCAGAATCTAGTAGGGTGGTCGGTGAAGACTGACTATTTGAAAGATTCCCTGCTCGACAAGTTCGTATCGCAAGATACAGACCCTGCATCTGTTCGCCGCCAACGCGCCATTAACAAGTGGTTAGCTGCGGAAGCGGATAATGCAGCTACGAACGATCGGATCGTGACTTATCCCGGGGATTATAACATTTTACCCCGGGTCCGATTCGATTCGTTCGTAGAGTGGACAAGGTTACTTATTGAGACAACGATAGGCGAAGTTCCTCCTTTCGACTCCTTAATTGGAGCGTTTAGTGGTGGTGCATCGACTAGCCGTAACCGTACCGACTCGCATCCTGCGGGAAAGTACGTCGGGAAAGCAGACGCTACTGAAAGAGCTTGGGAACTATTTGAGGATCTCCTCTCTGAAATTCCAGGCTGGCCCTTCGACAAGGCCGATCTTCGGATCGTGGAAGGAAACGTCATGTTCACCGTTCCAAAGAAAACCGATATAGATCGTTGTGCTTGTAAAGAGCCCGATCTGAATATGTTCATGCAAAAGGGCCTCGGCGGCGAAATCCGCCGGTGCCTCAAGCGTGTCGGTATCGACCTAAACAACC